CATTTGCCACTGTTTGGAATCCAGTCCCTTGAGTATGCCCAACCACTTGTTGCGTAGCAGGGCTACTTCGTTGATGATGGTTTCAAAGTCAATGACTTCGTCTTCGCCATCTACGTATTTTTCAGCATCACGAGAAGTAAGAGCACGAGCATATCCTTCAAGATACTTTTGAAAGTGTCGGCGCCGTATTTTTCTCAACTGTATATTGAGGTAATTGAGCACTGCTTCAATCTCTTGCAACTGATTGAAACGATGCTCGGTTATGCCCGGCAGCTCTTTGATGTTGCGCTCAATTAGGCCACCAATTTTGCAGTTGGTTTTGGCTGACTCAAGCTCGGTTTCGTAGTGAGAAATAAAATCAGGAATGGCTGCTAGATCTGCAACTACTCGACTGTACCACATCAGTTTTCCCAGTCTTCTTCGTCGTAGTCAAGTTCTTCTTCTTCCTCTTCTTCGCTGCCTTCATTGTGTCCTTGATCCATGTAGTCGGTCAGGGCACGTTTGATGTCTGAATCACCCTTGAAGGCATCACGTATGTCATCTATTGCACAGTCGTTGTCGACCATGACTGATACCACTATGTCGGCTGCTTCACTGCGATCCACTGAGTTTATGTAACGCTTGAGCTCGCTCCAGATTTCACTTACAATATGTTCCATTATTCTTCCTCAATGTCAACAACAGGTGTGGCATCCTTTTGATTGCCAAAGTCTTTCATCACAGTGTCAAGGCAACCGTCAGTGTTGGCTTCCCATGCTTTGCGAAACTTCTTGATGATCTCGCCATTACTTGTGGTAAACACCAGGCTGTTTCCCTCACGCTTGAGCAGGCCTTTTTTCTCAATCAAGTCCACCAGCCCCGAATATGGACTCATGCCTGTTTCATATGGGATCTTGACCTGCACACCTTCAAACGGCTTGGCATAGCGTGTTTTCATGACCTTGCAACCGGCGCGGATACCAGTCACGTCTGAAATTTTGTTGCCGTCCTCGTCCTCTTTCAGTTTCATCTTCTTCATAGCAACAACAATACTTGAAGCATAGATAAAACCTTGACCACCTGAGATTTTATCATCAGGGTCAAACATGTCCTGGCTGGCGTATGTATGGTTGGTACACACCAAGCCCACGTTGTAACTGCCAAACATGTTGACACAGTTGCGCACCAATGCAGTAAGTGCTTTGGGCTTGCGTCCTAGATCACCCTTCATTTCGCCTGCGTCAAATTGATTCACATCAGTGGGTGTCAGCAACATGCCCAGGCTGTCAATTACAAACATGACCTTGGGGCGTTCGGCTGGGTCAAGAGCTTTGTAGTCGCTCATGAATGTAGAGATAGTTTTGGCCACATCATCAATCATGGCCATTGACAATTTAAGTAACTTGCTGTCACTAGTGTCAACGCCCAAGGCCTTGAGCCAGTCTTCGTCTAGTGCATTTTCGCTGTCAATCAGCACCACAAAGATGCCTTGCTGTTGTGCATGTTTGATAATGTTGCCTGAGCAGATGTATGATTTGCCTGCGCCAGAGTCCCCGGCAAACACAGTGACCTTGCCCAGGGGAATACCACGATTGAAGTCGCCTGAAATCAAGTAGTTCAAGGCATAGTTGCCTGTGGAGATCCAGTCCGTGGGATCGTTAAAGCCAATACTGAGTCCATCAATACTTTTTGTAATTTCCTTACGGAACTTGCTTACGTCAAATGGTTTTCCCATGAGTCACCTATTATTTTTAAAGAACACAGAGGGAGAACCCCTCTGTGTGATACTGTCAATTACTTGGCTTGACGACTGCGAATCATGGCCAAAATATCTTCGGCTTTTTGTGCTGGCTTGTTGGCTGCCACTGGTGCTGTGGCTGCTGGCACATCATCAACGTCAAATGGAGGATCATCGTTGGTCACAGCTGGCTTGGTTGCCATGGGCGCCGGACTGTTAACAGGCTTTGCCGGCGCATCATCGTCAGTGCTGGCTGCGGTGCCAGCAGGTGCATTGACACCAGCAGGACGGAAGTATTGTCCCCAACGTTCTGTGTCGTAAGGCTGTCCATCTACACTTGCTTCAAACATCTCTTTGATGACTCGAAGTTCGACATCGCCGGGCTTCTTGGGCAGGAATGTGCTCAAGTCAAACAAGCCATGTTTTTCAACAGCGTCTGCTTCATCTTCAGAGAGTGCAGACTCTTTACGTGCCCACTTTGATCCGTTGTAGTCGGCAAATCCACCCTTGGCACCTTTGCTGATGCGGAAGTCCAGACCACGCAGGTAGTCAGTTGGCAATTCTTCCAGTTCAGGATCCATCAGCGCACCCTTGATGGTGGTAAAGATCTGCGGACCAATGATGAATCTGCGAATTGGGTTTTCAGGCGACTTGTCATCGCCAATGGGGTTTTCACGCACAAAGCCTTGGAAAATGTAGCTACGCTTTTTCCAGTACTTGCGACCCATTTCTTCAAGGCTCTTGTCCTTGAACCAGGTGCGCACTTCTGCCAGGATGGGACATGCCTCGCCCCACATTTCCACGCAGGGTACTTGTACCATGACCTGCTTGGATTCCATCTCTCCCTTGATGCCGTTAAAGGGCAAACGAATCATGGCTCGTTCTTGCCAAAAGAAAGTGTTTTTAGAGTTACCATCGGGGAGGAAGCGCAGTGTGGCCGATTGGCCTTCTTCCATGTTCCAATGTGGGTAAATTGAATTGTCCCCACCGGTGGATTGCCCACCTTGTTTTGATTCTGCTGCCTGTAGTCGTGCTCGAATTTCTGCTAAAGATGCCATAGTTGTTTCTCCTAATAAAGTTGCCTATGTGTGTTGCCTATCTAAATTACTTAGATCAATTGTTGCCTGTGCCACAAAAGAAAAAGCGCAAACACAGTAGTAGTATATGCGCTTTTGTCTGCTGTGTCAAGTTTATTTATATCATTTGAGCAAAGCCAGTGATTTTATTCTTGCCAGTTCGTCTGACTCGTAGTAGCTGCCTGTGATTGCGGCATTGTAGTTCATGGAGTCGTCGTTGCCTTCGCCCATGACTGGAGCCATGCCGCCGGCCACTGTGCCCATTTCATACATGCTGCCGCATTCGGCCAGGCCATGTTCAGGACAGTAGTCGCCTTCCATGGTCATATTGCAACTGCTGCCTTCTGTGGTCACTGGCATAGCCATGGGAGAGACGAGATTTTCAGCTATGCCGCGGTCTTGAGCAAACCGGTCTGCCACCCATTCATATGGGTCTCCGTCTCTGGCTTTCTTTGTGCCATATGGCATGTCATCAAAATAATAATCATACAAGGCATGGAACAAATCATCACTCATGTCACCAGTGGCTTCAAAGTCACGCACTTCTTTGCCAAACCGATCACAGATGTGATCCAAGGTGCTACCAGTGGAATCTGTTAGCACACTTTCTTTGAGATCATCATAGTCACCATTGGGCTGTGGCAAATCATAGTAGTCACCTTCTGCCTCGGCATCTGCGGTATCACTTTGCGGAACATCAACACCCAGTTCATTCAAACGATCCATGATGGCTGGGTTTTCCCAGATATTGGCATTGGGATCTTGTTCGGCTTGGTCACCAATGAGGTCAAACAACCGATCATCGCCCACTAGGTCATACAACTGCTCAGTGGCATTGGTGCCATCGGGGCCGGCTTCTAGCGGCTGACTCATTAGTTCTTTTAAACGATTTTGTTGTTCCGGAGTCTCGGGCAATGCCCAGGTTCCTTCGGCTAGATTATTGATCCAGTTTTCAAAGATTTGTGCTTCTTTCATGTCTTGTCCTTGTTGTTGTATTCTTGCCAGCAAGGGCAAGGCCTCTTCGATACGTGCATCCAGTGTTTGTTCCACAAACAAACTCTTGATGTCTTCGACCAAAGACTCATGGTCAGCCACTTGCATGGGTGACCATGATTCAAAGTATGCGGTGTAACCACGACGAGTGCCCAGGTGTTTGAGGCCTTCTCGTAACTGTTGGTAATAGGTGTTGGCCTGCTCAATGACCGATTGCTTGACCCCTTCGGCCACGGCATCATGGCTGGCTCGACGAAAACGGCTTAGAACCTTGAGCTCATTCACTGTTTCTGTGATGTGGCTGCCACGAACATCATAGGGTTTGCCGCCTTGGCGCACATGCTCCAGCATGGCTCTACCACCGGCCATGTTGACAAATGGCAGCTTGAAGCGTTCTTGATCGGCTGTTTCAATAAACAAACTTTCGACATAGCGGAATCTTGCATCGTTTTCGCCCAGCACACGATTGTGACGGATCATGAGTCTGGCTTCAGTGGGTTCACCTGCATAGCTGACCTTGCGTGTGCCATAGTAGCCTTCAAACAGGCCTTCTTGAATGGCAGCAATACCGGCTTGTACTCGTTTGAGTTTGTTGAGATTGGTCAGAGTGCCAGTCCAGCGATTGCGGTTGGCCAACTGCATGAGTTGTTGTTGAAAATCAAAGAACTCGTTGCGGTCTTCGGGGTCTTCAATGGTTTTGCCCAAATTGTCGCCGTACATGATCATCATTTCGTTGTCATTGCCCAGCACAATCACCATGGTGCCATAGTTTTTGCCTGAACCTGACACATAGTCAAAACTAAAAGTCTTGGCATCTTCAGTGTCACAAGGACGACCATCTCGGCCCAGAGTTT